GATCTGGAATTATTGACAGTATTAATAGTGCTGTCAGTGCGTCGGCGGATGCTATCGCTGCTACTTCCGGATCTGACTACGCCTTTGCACCAGCTACCGCAGAAGGCGGTATTTTCCGGCCGACCCCTGGCGGACAACTCCGTACCATCGCGGAAGCCGGGCAGGCGGAACGAGTCGAGCCCCTCGACCCCACCGGTCTCTCCCAGCGTGACCACGCCATCATCAACAAGCTCGCCGGTTCCGGGGCGGTAGGTGGCAACACCCAGGTTCGGGTGTTCATCGGAGACCGGGAACTGACCGACATGATCAACGTTCAGGTAGAACGATCCAATGACCAGACCGCACGCAACGCCCGGAACGGGAGATTCTAGTGTTGATCTTCAACATCACTCCTGAGCGTGGCCTGGTGCGGGTAACCGGGGAAGTCCCCAACGGACACCTGGTGGTCTCCAGGCGCAGCGCTGACACTCCTGATTTCCAGCTGCGCGGTGGAGACCTGATGGTCACCACGCAGGGGTTCTCCCTGGAGGACTCCGAAGCACCGATCGGTGTCCCTGTTACTTACACCGCAACCAGTACCCCAACGAACCGCCTGATCCAGCGGAACCTCGTGCTCACACCGGATTTCACCTATGGCCAGCAGACCTGGACCACTGGAACAGGGCGGACGATCAGTGCCGCCGGGCGAGTCTCTGCCAACACCGGAGGCACCGGAGCCGGAATCCCGGGGCGGACTATCGGGGAGGTAGGTCTGGGAGCGCTGCAGCCGAACACCCAGTACCTGGTGACCGGGCAGATCCGCTTCATCACCCCGGATGTGTGGACCTGGGAAGACGTGCGCAACGTCGGAACATGGGCACAGCTGCGAGCCGCCAAGGCAACCTGGGAGGCCGTTCGTTCTACGCAGTCCTCCGGAGGTCCGGTGGACTCCTACACCAGCATCTCAATCTCACTGTCCAATGGAACTACCAACTACGTGGCGCCCCTGACGACGTTGATTCTGCCGATGAACATCTCCCAGCAATGGACGACGTTCTCCGCCTACGTGACGACGCCAGCGGTCATCCCGTCGAACGCCAGGCTGCGGATCATGCACGGCACCAACACCCGTGAGTATGCGGCACAGTGGGACCTCGGGCAGGTCGGCATGATGACCCGCGCCGAGACCGACAGGATGTACAACCTGTTCTGGTTCTCCGGAGACACCCCCGTACCCTCCCGTCCTCAGGACTACCTGATGCAAAGTGATGAGTGGGAAGCTGCCTCCTCAGACTCCTTCATCGGGTGGGAAGGGTCTCCAGGCACATCGGTCTCCAGATTCTTTAGCCCCTCAGTGATCTCATTGTCCGGGGTAACGCAGATCAATGTTCCGGAGCAGAGTGTTCCTTGCGAGCCGGTACTGCTGTCAGACCCGGTCAGCAGTGCCTTCGCCCAATGGTTCGGCCTAGCTGGGGTTGACACCATCACCAGAAACGCCAGGCTGAATGTCCTATCCGTTCTGGACCGGGAAGACTACATCGGGGTCTCCTCCAAGAGGGCTCTCGCGACCGGCCAGTTGACCCTATTCACCGACACCCTGGCGCAACGTGCACAGGCAATCAACATCCTGAGGAGCGGCAGAATCCTTCTCCTTCGCAACCCTGATCCCCGCTACCCGGAGACCAACTGGTACCTCGCGATCGGGGATGTGGAAGAGAGCAGGGACGTTCCGGATGCCCGCGATCCACATCGGGTCTGGACCGTTCCTTTCGCCCAGGTGCTGCGTCCTACTGGCCTGATCGAAGCCTCCAGCGGGACGACCTGGCAGCAGATCAAGGACTCCGGGATGACATGGGCACAGCTGCGCAGTAGTCGTGAAGACTGGCTCGATGTGCTGGTGACTCCGGCGTGATCCCCTGCAGCCAGTTGCTCAAGGACGCCGCTGTCTACTCCCAGACCATCGGCACCACCGTCGATATCGTTCGCGGTGGCAACGTTGTCGCGGCCAAGGTGCCATTGATCTCCGGGGACTACTCCAGTGATCGGGGGAGCAAGGTCCGGCTGAACTCTTCCATCTCCATCTACGACCCCGGGGTGGACCTCGGAGTAGAGGTATACCGCTTCCGTGTGCACCAGGGCTACCAGAGCCTGGGAGTAGCCGAGAGCATCCTGCTGGGGGAGTTCCGGATCGACAAGATCAGTCAAGGTTCGGACCGGGTTCTCGACATCGATGGATCCGGGCTGGAGAGCTACATCATCGACGCCCGGTTCATCCAGCCACGAACCCCTCCTTATGGCGTGTCCACCACCGGGCAGATCAGGGATCTGATCTTGGAAGTCCTGCCCTCGGCAAAGGTGTCGATCGAGTGCAGCCGAGATAAGCCAGTGCAAGCGACATCTCCTTGGGATGAAGATCGCTGGGATGCGATCGACGCTCTGGCTGCCAGCATCGACGCCGAAGTGTTCGCTGACTACCGGGGGCACTTCGTCATCCGGGATATCCCCAGCCTCACGCAGACGGCTCCGGTCTATTCCTTCACCACCGGGGAAGCCGGAACACTGATCTCCCGGGACAGAGGACAGACTCGGGACAAGATCTACAACGCCGTTTCGGTGTCCGGCCAGTCATCAGACGCCAACATCCCACCGGTGTGGGGATGGGCGTATGACTCCGATCCCTCCAGTCCTACCTACTACTACGGGGACTTCGGGCAGGTTCCCAGGTTCTATACCAGTCAGTTCTTCTCCTCGAATCTCCAGTGTGAGAACTACGCCAAGACCTTGCTGGCGGAGTCCCTGTCTGCGAACCGGTCGCTGTCCTTCACTGCACTTCCGGTGATATTCCTGGAGACCGGGGACGTGGTCGACGTTGCTCTGGAGAGCGGAGAGGTGCAGAGGCGCATCATGCAGAAGATGGGCTTCGACCTGGGCCCAGACGGAGTGATTTCCATCGACACCCTGTCCTCCAAGGACATGTCGGAGGATGAGTTCTGATGACACTGCTGGAGAACTACCTCACCGGTATCGGTGGACCTTCCCTGAAGTGGATCAAGGCCAGGGTGTACAGCGTCAACCCTGACGGCTCTGTCATCCTCGAATACCTCGGTGGGTTCATCCCCGGGGTCGGCACTCTGGATCACTACACTCCCGTTGAAGGAGACGTTGTCCACGCCCTGTCCCTGCAGGGCCAGGGCACCCTGGTGCTCGGATCGAGCAGTACCCCACTGGCGGCGCCAGCTCCCCTGGTCCCACAGACTCCGATCATCCTGAATCCGCTGTACAGCGCCACCTACGACATCGCCTCGCAGACGTGGCAGCCCGGTGTTATTAATCAAGGCCCTGGACTTGTCGGTGCTTGGGGCTACAACGCGGTGGCACTGCGCACGGTCATGGTGGAGAAGGTGGAGATCGAGATCAACCTCCTGGACGGAGGGCCGCCGGAGTTCATCAATCATCGATCCGCGTCGGCGTCCGGAGTGCTGGCGGAGTCGGAGTTCATCTGGCGAGTACCCCGTCCTGCGGCCGGGGTGCTCAGCTGGGTCTCACTGCCGATCGGCTGGGGTCTTGATTTGATCAACGGGACGATCAATGGTTTCGGGCTGCACAGTAGTGGACAATCCGGGACGTACTCCGGGACCGGCCGTGTACGAGTGACGCCACTATCTGTGACGATGTGACGACAGAAATGGAAGAGGGCTGACATGGACCTGTTGGATGTCGCAGAAGTGACTGGCGGCGCGGAGCGGCTGAATTACGTGGGAGAGAACCGAGTCGCACGGGAGTGTGGTGCGTGGATCAGGCTCACCGACCCCTGTGAGGACACCTCTGGGGATGTCGTCGGTGATGAAGACTCCCGCGCGAGTACCTACGTCACCAAGCCCTTCTTCTATGAGGCCCTGCTGCAGCGATCGGTGACATGTGAGCAGCCCGATGACACTGAGTGGACGATCAAGGCGCTGCAGGAGCACAACGAGATCGTGATCGGGCGGGCCCTGGTCGTTCAGGCCATCACCGGGACCGACAGCTACACCGGGCACGCCGACGTCCGATCCGTCACCTGGACGACCACCTCTGATGCCACCAAAGGCGACAGCGTCGCAGCTGGCCGCAAGCTCTGGGTGGATACCGTGGTCGGTGCCGGGGTGCATCCGATCATGCACGTGCCGCCGAGCATCGCTCCAGCTCTGGGACGAGCTGGGATCCTGCTGGCCGGGCAGGACAAGAACCTCTGGGGAGACAAGGTCGTCATCAACGGCGGCTATGACAGTGCGAACCCCAGGGTGTTCTGGACTGGACCGATCAAGGTCTCACTTTCCTCAGTGGATGATCCGGGGCTGTTCCGGGTTCCCCGCACGAATGACTCCACGGTGAGTGTGAACCAGATGGCTCTGGTGGATGTCGCTCCGTGCTCAATCATTCGCATCGGCACCTACAGTTGATCGAACGGACTATAATCCGATCATGTTGAGACAGATCACCGAACGCCAGGAGCCGGTTTTCGTCGGCCCGACCACCCCTTTGGATGAAGCGATCCTCCTTCTTCTTGAAGATGGTCGGGCGCGGGAGCCACGAGAGATATGGGAGGGGACCAAGGAGGCCGCCAAGTCTCTTAGTCAGGTGCACGCCAGGCTCAAGGTCATGAACAGCAGGGGACTCGTCCAGCGAATTCCCACCCCCGGAGGACCGCTTCGTGGCAAAGGTGCAGGGAAGTATGTGAAGGCATGACCATCCGAACAGTTCGCGACGGAGCGCAGGTGCTCCGCTTCGAGGCGGACGTTCTGGCAACCGCCACCTCCCAGCGGGCCGGAGCTCCCCGATGGAGCGAACTGATCGTCTATCGACTCACCCAGAGCAAGCAGTACGTGGTGTGGAAGATCGGCCGGAGCCTGGTGGCACACCGTCCGGATTGCTCTCGTGTCTATCCCGAGATGCCTACCTGGCTCGAAGCTGGAGAGGAAGCACAAGTCCATCGGGTGCCGTGTCTCGAATGCCTACCGGAGGTAGGTGACCACATGGACCCGCAGACAGTGCTCGAAGCTACCCGATACACCGTTTTGCGCGCTCGTGACCCCGAACAGCTGTATCAGGCCCTGCTCAACCGCACGCAGCGACCGACAGCGCTGGTGGAGCACGTGGTCAGCCAGGTCCGAATGAATGATGCAGTATTCGACGGATGGCTTTCTGTTACGTCGCGTTGACTCGCCGTTGTCGGGAATACTTCGGGGGACAGCAACGACTCACCGTAGGGAGTCCATCGTGGGGCGGATCAAGAACTTCATCTTCGGTGAGCCGGGGTGGTCGAATTATCTCTTCCGTTCTCCGCCGGACCAGCCGGATGCACGGACCGTCTACCTCGCCGGGGTGGGGTTGACGACAGCCTTGCAGGGCAGTTCTTACGTCTGGGGAATCGGCCCGACGGCATGGCTGTTCCTGGAACTTGGACCTATCTTCATCATGTTCTGGGGCTGGATCTGGATGATCGTCGGCCTGACAGCTGTCGGCGTGGCCTTCACCGGCCACCGGCATCCGGACTGGGACCGCCTCGCTGCCTTCGCTGTGATGATGCTCTGGTGGGTGTGGGGGCTCATCTACCTATTCAGCGCGCTGTTCGCTCCAGATGACGACAGACAAACGGCGGATCTTCTCATCGGCCTACGCCTCATACTGACGGGGTTGGTGCTCTCGGCCGGGGTCGTCCAGGGTCTTCGCAAGACACATGAGATCTGGCTCCGGGAACGCGCGGAAGACCGCGTGCGCGAGCTAGAGCAAGGATTGCTCATGATGGCGGCGGAGAACGAAGCCCTCCGACTCCAGTGTGAGCACCGGGAGCCGGAGTAGCTGACATGACCATCGAACAGGCCGTTGCTCTGATCGTGGTTGCCCTTATCACAGGGTCGGGCACTGTGTATGCCGCCAGACGGTCGGCGAAAAATGAGAGAATCAAGATCGATCAAGCAATGGTCACGGTCTTGGGGACCGAACGGGAGAAGATCGCTGACGAGCTCGAAAAGGTACGCGCGAGGGCCGCTCAGCAGGAAGAGCAGATGGAACGAGTGCGAACTCAACTGCGGGGGATTCAGGAAGAGTATTCGGAGACCAAGATCGTTCACAGAGAGGCCATAGCTGAGAAGGACGCCACCATCCGAGAGCGTGACGCTAGCATCAGGGAGTTGCAGGCACGTCAAGTCGAGCTGGAAGCCATGCTCAACGCCTGCCGCACTGAACTCGGACAGGCACGCAGCGAGCTGCAAAACGCGCTCACCTTGATCCGTCAGCAGGCCGAGGCTCTTCAGAACCTGAGGCCGTAGAGGAGGTCCGGTGGCGAACAGCTACAACGGATGGCAAGCCAGTCCTAGTGCCGCCGCCATCGGTATCAACACCAACTTCAGGGTCCTCGGAGCGGCCTTCCCCAGCGGCGTGAAGGCCGGGGACGTCGAGAAGATCTTCACCTACCTGATCACTCGGCTGCACAATGAGGTCGAGCCCATGATGGTCGACCCTGGCACGGGGAAACTCGGGTATGGATGCTGGGGCTACGCCTACCGTGCGAATGTCAACAACCCCTCCACTCTGAGCTGTCACGCCAGTGGTACGGCAATAGACTATAACGCCACAAAACACGCAAATGGGACATCTACCGGTCCCAACGGTGGCGGTGGCTGGAGTGGCTCTCAGTACCAGAAGATCCAGTCCATTCTCGGGACTTTGCAGGGCACCGTTCGTTGGTTGACCGGCAACGACCCCATGCACTTCGAGATCAACGGCTCCGCAGCGAAGGTCTCCGCAGTAGCAGCAACCCTGCCGGGTGGGAACATCCCCGTCCCGGGAACACCGAACATCCCAGAGCCAGAGAAGGATTGGTGGGACACCGTGGACGAGGCACGCGCGAAGCAGGTCATGAAGGAGGCTCTGGAGGAGACGCTCGGCCGCAGTGGCAAGGTCGATGGCTTGTTCCTCACCGATGTGATTGCAGACATCTGGAACCGGGGCAAGGGACAGCAGGCTCTGCTGGAGCGGATCCTCACCGAGGTCAGTGAGTACGACGTCGTCCTGTACCAGGATGGGACAGGTCTCTGGTGGTCCGAGGCCGGGGTTTCTCGTCCGATCCCTGACGTGGAAACCCTTGAAGGTCTCAAGATGGTGGCCGAGGCCTCAGGGAAGAAGGTTCTGACCTGGCCCGGCGGTGACGTCAATCTTCCCGGAGCGTTCGGTGGACGTGGGGAGTCCGGGAGCCTCCCCGGACCGGACGCAGTCACCACACCTACACCTGTTGAGACCTACACCGTGGTCGCGGGGGATACCTTCTCTGGGATCGCCAAGAAGCTCGGTGTCTCCGTGGACGCGCTCAAGGCCGCGAACCCACAGGTCACCAACGTGGACCAGATCGAAGTCGGGCAGGTGCTGAACGCCCCAAAATCGTAGTGCCGGTGATCGACCGGCGGGATCGCTACCGCGAGCAGGTGGACAAGGCAGTCGATGACTTCGGAGACTCCCGTCCCACCCCGTGGAGTTCCGTTCCCAGGGTGAAGGCCAAGAGGATCCTGTACCGCACGATCTTCACCGAGAGCGACTGGCTGAACCTGGCCAACAACTCGGTGCCGGAGAGCCTGAAGTATCCGAATGATGGTGTCGGGAAAGACCTCAACTCGGTAGGCCTGCTACAGCAGCGTTCGCAGTACTGGGGGACCACGCAAGGGTCCATGGATCCCTGGGTGGCGGCCACCAGATTCCTGGAGCAGATGCTGGTCAAGGCTCCCGCGTGGATGAGCCTGGAGGATTGGGACGTTGCCCAACGGGTACAACAGTCGCAGTATGACGGTGTGAAGATCGACTCCAGAACCGGCAAGCCGTACCCTTACGCGCAAAACTACAAAGACCGTGAGGTGCAGACGCTGGCCATGGAGAAGAACCCGCGTTACTACACAGATGGGGGTGTGTGATGTCCGATCTCTCCATCCCCGTGAAGGTCAAGGTCAAGGGGCTCAAGCGCCTGCTGGCACAGCAGGATGCACTAGCGGTTTTGGTGAGTAATCTTCACGAAGGACAGCTGATCTTGGCCGAAGCGGTCGGGACGCTTCAAACAGAAATGAGGGAACTCGTGACCAGTGTCGAACGACTGAACACCGCTCTGGACAACATCCAGAACGATATCAACGGGCTCAAGGATGCGGCCGTCGCGGCTCAGACCGATTTCGCGACTCGGCTGGATTCGCTGCAGACCGCTCTCGATGCGGCTGTCGCGGACAACACCGCTGAGACCCAGGCCGCCGTTCAGGCTGCTGTCCAGGAGCTGACCGATGCCAACAACGCGGCGTTGTCCGACCTGGTGACCAAGGCCGAGGCCCTGGACGCTCAGACTGCTGCCGTCGAGGTCCCGGAGACCCCGGAAGAGCCCGCGCCGCCGGTGGAGCCGGAGCCGGAGCCCACCCCTGAGGAGCCAGCTCCTCCGGTGGAGCCCGAGCCGACTCCGGAACCGACGCCAGAGCCCACCCCGGAAAATCCGGAGAATCCGCAGCCGGTGGACGGTAACGTCGAACCTGCCTGATCCGGCCCGAAGAACGCCCCCGCGAGTCTCACGCGGGGGCGTTCTGCTTTACCAGCTGGTCGGCGCGGAACCAGATCAGGGTGTTGCTGGCGAAGGTCACGCCGATCTCACCAAGATTGTGCGTTTCTACCGTTCCGATTCGCCCGTGGTAGTGCCTCTCCCGTGGGGTGTTGACCTTTACCGTGGTGCCATTCGGAAACCCAGTGCTCTTGGCAGCTGTCTGCTGCTTGGCCAGCCTGGTCGCCTGAGCCTTCTGGGCAGCTTCAGGTGTTCCTACCATCGATCGTCTACGTCCTTTTCCGTGTAGAAGCCAGCGGGCGCGGTCTCAGCAACGCCTGTGAGCGTGGGGTCAGCCCCATAATCGGCTCCGGAGCCTGTGGGGTTACTCCCAGGTCCTCCATCTGTTGCTGGATCTGGGAGTGGATGTCCTTGATCCCTTGTGATGTCGGACCCTCCATGATGTGTTTGCGCATCATTGTCGTACCCCATGTCAGGACTCTTTCTGCCTGGTAGGCGGTGTAGTGGAGACGGACGTCGTCGGCCGCTCCCTGCGCAAAGATGGCTGGACCTGCGTGATCATGCCAGTGACGCAGGCCGTACTTTGTGCCGTTCTCGTAAATCGGCGGGATGTGGTGCTTCTCCAGGTAGGTCTCCACGTTCCCCCAGTGTGCGCGGATCCCGTCGCGCTCCAGGTTGATGATCGCTTCTGCGATCAGGGAGTTCAGCGGAGAGGCAAGGAACGCTTGCGGACCGATGTCGTTGATCATCCATACTACGGATGGCTCCCGCATTGCGACGGCCAGCAGTGTTTCCTCTGCGAGCTTGTTGCCGTACTCCATCTCTACAACGGGAGCAGTCACTGGTTCCTCCGGGGGTAGGTTGCGGTGGCCCTTGAGCCAGGTGCGGAAGTCGATCAACGGTGTTCCGTTTTCCGCCCTTATACGTAGATCGTCCGCAATCTCTGTGGCGTAACCGTAGTTGCTCTCGATCAGGTCTGTTTCTTGCCGCAGGCGCTCTGATCGGTAGTCCATGACGAACCTGCGGTGCAGGCAGGAGGACTTGCACTGGTTCATCTTCGGAGAGCAGGGCATAGGTCAAACCGTAACGATGCCCAGCGCCCGCGCAGCCGGGAGCCACTTGGAGAAGGGTTCACGGATCAACTCCGCGTAGAAGTCAGCATCCGGGACGCTTTTGATCGAGGTGACACTGATCTTGCTGACGTTGTCCACCCTTCCACCGTCGATCTTGTCCAGCACGTCCAAGAACCCGGTGTTGTTGCCAAGCCCAAGAAACACCCAGAAGATCGGATCCTTGGACGAGTCTCGAAGCTCTGCAATGGTGTTCGCTGGGCTGGAGGTTCCGCCGTCGGTCTGGAACACCACGATGACCGGCGGTTTTCCTGGAGCCAGGTCACCAGAGTCTCGTGCATCTTGGCGAATCTTGCGGATGCAGGGAGCGTAATCGGTACCTCCCATCTGCCGTTCCACCTTCTCGACCCGTGTGGTGGGAGCAGAGACCTTGCCGAACATCTTCTTCTGTCCTGGCACCTGAACGGTAACTTCCTCGAAGCGCCACCGATCGACTGCTCCGACATAGTGGTTGATGTCTACGGTGTAGGGCTCGTACACCTGATGGTCGAAGTGATAGACCTGGATGTCGCCATCTGCGTCCAGTCCAGTCAGGGAGAGTGCGAGGACGCGTTCGGTCAGCTCCTGCATCTCACCACTGGCGTAGAACCGTGCCATCGAACCGGAGTAGTCCTCCGCGAGACGAATCTGTGCGGTGAGTTCTCCCAGGTCGTTGCCTTTGCCACTCTCAGTTTTGAGCAGGGAGACCAGGGACTCTTTGGCGATCTCGGTCCGTTTTTCCATGTTGATCGGCATGCTCGGTGGGCCTTTCGTTAGAACAGGTCGCCGGGGGCGGCGGCGTTGTGGGTTTGCAGGAGGACCGCTGCAACGGTGCCATCAGCGTCCAGCTGTGCCTTCTCCACAGCAGCGTGATGTTGCGTATGGGCGCGCCGGAGTTTGGTGATCAGGTCCGGTATGTCTTCCCAGCGGACTGCGATGGTGTTGAAGGCCGGGACGTCTTCCCGGTAGGCCTTCTCGATGACCGCGTGTCCTGGATTGTGTTGACTCGGCACAACTCGGATGAAGGTCTGGACCTTGGATGGCATGGCGTAAAGGTACGGAATATAGAGCGACTTGTCAACAAGACCGGATCGTGCTTCACTCGTGGCATGCCGCTCAAAGCCGTGTCCTACTCCTCCCTGAAGACCTGGTCGGTGTGTCCCCGGCTGGGGTACCTCGGCCAGTACCTCGGCCTACAACCCCTGACACAACCCCGGACCGGGGCCCTACCCTTCGGTTCCCGTGTGCACCTCGCGCTTCAGCTGTTCGGAGAGAGTGGTTGGCGAATCATGCCGACGACGATCTGGAAGAAGCTGATGGAGCGTGAGTTCGAGATCGCAGAGGAGCTCGGCTGGTCAGATGGCTTGGACAAGGAGTCCGCCATGGGCCAGGTGATGCTGGAGGGCTTCCAGGATTTTCTGGAGTCTGAGGGCATTTTCGCCAACTGGACCGTGATCGGGATCGAGAAGAAGCTCTCCACCACTCTCACGATCCGTCTCAGTGATGGGCAGGAGGTGGACGTCGTGCTGCGCGGCAAACTCGATCTACTCAGCCAGCGCAACTCCGACGGGGCCCTGTTTGCTGAGGACTACAAGACGACCAGCTCCCTGACCGAGGACTCGATCCAGGCCAGACTGTCGGAGTCACAGCTCCCGCTCTACACGATCCTGGCCCGCCGGGACGCCCCGGAGACGTGGGTAGCCGGTGGCATCCTGACTCAGCTCCGCAAGGTGCTGCGTGGACCTAGAAGCAAGCCGCCCTACTACGACCGGCTGATGGTGCCGTTCTCCGAGGCCAAGCTGAACGCCGCGCTGGAGAACGCCACCGCTGAGATCTCCCAGATTGCGTCGGTGGTCGACCGGCTGGATCGGGGTGCCTCTCACCTCAAGGTGGCTCCGTACCATCCCAGCTGGCAGTGCAAGACCTGTCCTTTCAAGTTGCCCTGCACCGAGATGCAGGAGGGGAACTTCTCCGGAGCTGATCGCATGTTGCTCGATCTCTACGTGACCGGCAATCCACTGCAGCGGTATGAGGACGATCCGTCAAATACGTTGGAAGGCTTAGGCTTCCAATGATCAATCTGATGACGAGAGTTTTACTTGATGCTCTTGACAACACCGATAGATCACGGTGGCTACTTTGGGTAGGGACTGATCAAGAGATCATGGCGACCTGGCGTGCGTGGCAAGAGGCCATCCGACACGCTGAGCAGATGGAGTGGGAATCGAGTCTGCGAGCGAAGTTGCATCGTCCTTGAATTAGAGTAATATAGAGTATTCACTCAACTTCACCCTTCACCCTTCACCCCGGAGCCTTGTGCTCTGCTTCCCCTGCGAAAGGAGGGAGCCTATGGCCAGCCACTGTGCGTGATTCCAGTTACCGCCAGTGAAAGAAGGTCATCCGTGGCAGAGCCACGAACCCTCAACAAGTCCCTCTCGATCCTCGTCCACGGGGAAAGCAAGGCCGGTAAGTCCTTGCTCGGGATCAGCGGTGCTGCACCCCGCGTGCTGCTCGACGTCGAATCTGCGGCTCACCTGCTGCCGATCAAGTCGATCATCTGGGATCCAAGCCTGCCACCTCCGGAACCCGATGGAACCTGGGACACAGCCGTGGTCCAGGTCAACGACTGGAAGGACGCGGTCAACGCGATCGAAGCCCTTCACTCCCGGCCGCACCCGTTCAAAAGCCTTTCCGTGGACTCGATCTCGGAACTGCAGAACAAGTGCATCGATTCCATCGCCGGGCTGAACCAGGTCAAGCTCCAGGACTGGGGGACGGCGCTGCGGCTCATGCGTGCGTTCTGTAACAAGGTCCGGGACCTGACCAAGCACCCCCGACACCCCCTGTCCTCGGTGGTTGTCACCTCGATGTCCAAGCGGAACGAGGACACCAAGGTCTGGGAGCCGTACCTGCAGGGGCAGATGAAGTCTGTGCTGCCCTACCTGTTCGACGTCAACTCGTTCTTGATCAAGTCCGATGTCGTGGAACAGGGCAACTGGGTCACCGTGCGTGACCTCTACACCGAACCATCCGGCACCGCGCCGGTGAAGTTCACGGCGGGCAGCCGGATCTCCGGTCGCGTCCCTAACCCGCTCCGGCTCGACGTCATCACCGGCGACAGTCTGGAAGCGATCAGCAAGGCCAACACCACCGTGAGAAGGATTGTCCAGGCAGCCTTCTCGATGAGTTTGGGCACCATGTCCAAGCCCGAAGTACGTCCGGCGATCCAGCTGATCCCGGACGCAGCCAACACAGATGAAGGAGTATCCGCATGAGCGGTGAAGAGAGCGATTTCGATTTCGAGGCAGAGCTCGCCGGGATGGATGACATCGCCACCGGCAGCAAGCTGCTTCCGGAGGCGGACTACAACTGGCAGGTTGTGGCCACATCCACCACCACGTCCTCCAACGGCAATCCCGCGATCGTCCTGCACCTGGAGATCATCGACGGGCCCTACCGGGGCAAACGGATGATCCACAACATCTACTACTCCTCGCAGAAGCAATCCGGCATCGAGTTCTTCTGGCGTCAGATGAAGGCGCTGGGGATGACCAGCGAGTGGGTGCGTGCCACCGGCAACACCAAGATCGCTCGCATGGCGGAACTGGCGCAGAACGTGCAGTTGGTCGCGGCGATCAAGCATGAGACCTACCAGGAGGTGGAACGGGCCAAGACCCAGCTCAAGTCGATCATCGGGTCCAACCCGAACATCGCCGGGGCCGGGGCCGGGGCCAAGACCCTGACCGGAGTTGCGCAGCCTCCGGCTGCTAACTCCCTGCCGCCGCTGGAGGATGACGAGGAGACCCCACCTCCGGCTGCAGCGAAGGAACCGGTCACCGTTCCGGCGGCTGCACCCACCGAGGGCACCACGGACGATCCCTGGGGAACCGATAACTGATTTCCCTTGCGGCCCGGTCCTTTTGGACCGGGCCGCTTCGTCTCTGAGGAAGGCAACATGGAAGTCCCTAAGTTCTCCATCAGGGTGCTCGACCACCCGGACAAGATGGCGCCGTTCTGGGAGTGGCTCACGCACCGTCCCAAGGGTTACGTCGCCTGCGACATCGAGACCGGCTCCACCCCCGGCGGGCATGAGCTGGAGATCTTCCGACCGGGGTTCCACACCCGCATGATGCAGTTCGGTGACGCACAGGGCGGCTGGGCTATCCCGATGCAGGAGTGGAAGGGCCTGGTCAAGGGAGCGTTCGACTGGATCTCCAAGTCCCGGACAAAGCACGTGTGGCACAACGGTTTCGGCTATGACGCTCAAGCGCTGCGGATGGATGGCATCATCATCGATCCCACCTGCCAGGAGGACACCCAGATCTGGGCTGGCCTGGGCGGGTTCGCCGGTGAGAGTCGCCGTCTCAAGCCGCTAGCGGTCAAGCATCTGGGACCGTGGGCCGGGGTCGGGGAGGACATCCTCAAGACCGGTATGAAGAACGCCAACTGGACCTGGACCGACATCCCGATGGGGTGGAAGCCCTACCCGATGTACGGCGTGATTGACGTCGTGGCTACCGCGATGCTCTGGGAGAAGTGGCTGGAGTGGCGCCAGCAGTTCGCTGAGCACCACGATATGGAGATCGCGACATCTGTGATCACCAACCAGATGTCACGCACCGGGATGATGGTGGATGGGGTCTACCTGGCAGACAAGATCTCCGAACTTGATGTTGCCCTGGAAGCGCTCAAGGCACAGGCCGACGCATCCGGATGGGGAAACCCGAACAGTCGCCAGGAGTGCCTGAAGATCCTGAAGGCAGCTGGTGTGCTCGATCTCGGCCGCCTCACCGATGGCGGGGACATCTCCCTGGACAAGAAGCAACTACGGAACATTGACCATCCGTTGGCGCAGTTGCGCTTGAAGTACATGAAGACGCAGAAGATGCGCAACGACTACCTCATGAAGATCTTCCAGCAGATCGGTGGGGAGCTGAGCACGCAGGTCATCCACCCCAGCATCTGGTCCATGGCCGCGAAGACCAGCCGGATGAGCGTCTCCTCTCCACCACTGCAGCAGCTCCCGGCATCCGATCACACCGCTCGGCGTGCGTTCCTGCCGGACAACGAGGATCACGTCCTGATCGGTGCTGACTTTGGACAGATAGAGATGCGTACCTGGGCGATCATGAATAAGGATGAGCGCCTGTTGCAGATGCTGAACGAAGCTGATGCTACCGGAGGCGACTTCTTCGTGCTCATGGCACGAGATTTGTTCAATGAGCCAGACTTTCAGAAGTCCGATCCACGACGTGGCCCGATCAAGAACACTTGCGTTCCTCTGGACACCAAGATCCTCACGCAACGGGGCTGGCTTGCTCACGATGAGGTAGTGGTCGGAGACTGGACAATCGGTCTGAACGACCTGACCGGGCGTACCGAGTGGACAACGATCCGCGAGGTCGTTCACTACGACGATCTTCCCATCGTTGAGATGGGCAACAAGACATGGAAGGTACGCAGCACGCCGGACCATCGATGGGCTACTACCAGTGATCGCCAGAAGAATGAGCTCCACCAGTGGCAGACAACGGAGGAACTCTCTGGTCCAGCTGGTAGCCATCGGAGGATCAAGCTCGCCGCTGAACATGATGGCGACGGTTTCAACATCACCGATGACGAAGCTGCACTACTGGGGTGGGCACTCTCCGACGGAGATATCCGTGTCTCTCCTCTGGACGGTAGTCGTGCACAGGGGAAAGACGGCCAGCGTCAGGGCGTCTACATGGAGATCCGGCAGTCGAAGCACACGGAGCGCATCGATCGCCTGATCAAGGAGGTTCCTTGTCGTGTGGTCGTTCGTGGAGACGCATACAAGATCTACACCTTCGAATTTGAGTGGGCCCGAGACCTGTGCCGCAAAGTAGGTCTCCTCACTGCGGACGGGACTCGTCCTTCGTTCTCGGTGCTGGCCGGAGGGTTCTCTGCTTCCCAGAGATCTGCTGCTCTGGAATCGATCCATCTGGCCGATGGCAGGAAGACACTTTACAAGTCAGACCCTTGGACGCGAGATTTCTACCGAGCCATGGTGCTGCTCTCCGGCAACGCTGTTCGCGTGCGTACGAGGGTTCCTGATGGCGTTGGGTGGATGAAGAAGCCGAACTACTCCGTAGTTCCTTTGCTGGGCGGAGTCACGACGCAGAAACTGACTTGGAAGGAAGTCGGACGTGGCCAGGTCTGGTGCGTCAGAACTGATCTCGGTTCCTGGACGATGAACCAGGGCGATCTTGATATGCTCACCGGAAATTGCTACGCGACGATCTACGCTGGTGGAGACGGCACCATCGCAGAGACGGCAAACCTCCCCCTTGCACAGGTGCAGCCAACCATTCGAGCGCTCAAGCAGCGGTACACCTCATTCAAGGATGCTGGACAGTCCATGGTCAACAAGACCAAGGATGGCATCTACGAGATCTGGACACCGAACGGACGCCGGTTCCGGGTGCGGGATCACAAGGACAAGAGGGTGCTCCCCAACTGGTGTGGTCAGGGTTGGGCTGCAACGATTCTCAAGGATTCAGCGATCGGATGCAAGGCTGCCGGTCTCGGAGACTATCTGCGTCTGGCGGTGCACGACGAGTTGATCCTGTCTGTACCTCGCGGTGAAGCCAAGGACATCGCAGCAGAGGTAGAGGAGATCATGAACAGCCAGATCGATCCCCAGCAGTACGGCGTGGCCATCCGGGCTACGGCCAACATCGGCAACAACTGGGCGGAGCTCAAGTGAGCAAACTGATAGGTGTTACCGGGTACAAGAACTCGGGCAAGAACGCCGTGTGCAACGTGCTGCGCGATGAGTTCGGTTTCAAGATCACGGGTTTCGCTGACGTCCTCAAGTCCATGATGCTAGCAATCGATCCGATCGTCTACTTCTCTGTTGATCATCCTTACCGCGTCAGCGACATCGTTGCTGAGATCGGTTGGGATGAAGCCAAGGAGAAGTACCCCGAGATCAGGCGGTTGCTGCAAAAACTCGGGACCGAGGGTGGCCGGGACCACCTGGGACCGACAGTCTGGATCGATGCCTGGCGGCGCAACGCCGGAGTTTTGCTGGAGCAGGGCTATGACGTCTGCGTCTCGGACATGAGATTTCTCAATGAGGCTCGTGCCGTGAGAGACCTCGATGGGCAAATCTGGCGCGTCACACGTCCGGGAACACAAGCAGGAGAGCACCTGTCCGAGAGTGAACTGGATCGGATCGAGCCAAAGATCACGCTTGTCAATGACGGAACTCTGACGGATCTGGCGGATCTCGTGGGGCTGATGAAGCCATGAAGGTTCTCAGCGTGGACCCCGGTGGGACCTCCAAGACCACCCGTGGCACGAACCCTCAGGGCAAGGACGGCGCCACCGGAGCGGTGCTCTTCGAGCCGGTGGATCGGTTCACGATCAAGGTGTTGGACTGGTGGGAGATCGTGGAGCGCATGGAGTTCCTCGATCTTGCAGCGGACCTGCGGTACCGGGGCGGTGTGGACTACTGCATCGCAGAGGCCTACAAGCCAGCAGCCTTCGTCAAGACCTACCAGCCCGACGTCATCTACATCATCGGCACCCTGGAGTACATCTGGCGGCCGGAGAACTTCTTCAACGGAACGTTCGCCGGAACTGCGCAGGCTTGGGGCACCGACACCAAGATCGGACCGTACAAACAGGGTGAGAAAGGTGTTGGCCGTGGAGGCCACGGACACGCCCTGATGGCACTACGCCACGCACTGCACTGGACAGCAAATCACTGGAAGGAGGGAATGCGATGAACTGGGAACTGTCGTTCCTACCGGATGTCGGAGACAGACATACTGGCAAGCTGGCCGTGAAGGTCCCGGACACCTACAAGGACATCATCAAGCAGGTGCCCGGCTATGCCTGGAGCACGATGGGAAAGGTCTCCGTGGTGCCGCGCGCCTGGCCAGCGGTGCTTAACCTGGGGACGCTGGCCACCGAACTGAAGGCACACCTGGCGCCGGATGCTGAGGTGCTGGCCTGGTACAAGGAGAACGCCGAATCGTTCAAGCAGCTGCGCCAGCTGGCCGGAGAACTCGGGACCGGACACAAGGCAGAGGGCCTGAGCTACTACCCGCACCAGCTGGCCGGAGCTACCTGGCTCCTGGCTGACGGCGAGATGTCCGGCCGGGCCCTGCTCGACCAGACCGGCGCCGGGAAGACCGGGACGGTGATCCGAGCCCTGCAGGAAGGCAAGCTGACCGAGAAGGGCCCTGCGCTGGTGGTGTGCCCGGAGTCGGTGATGACCACCGGCTGGTCGCAGGGTCTTGCGTTTTTTGCTCCGGAACTGCGGACGGTGGAGATCACCGGCACAGCTGTGCAGCGCCGGAAGAAGATCGAGGCCATCGCTGACGGTCAGTTCGACGTCGCGATCATCGGCTACTCCAACCTTCGCACCAGTACTCGCTTCGAAGCGTTTCCAGGGCAGGCGCTGCGGCGCTGCGTGAAGTGCGGTGGGCCCCGGCTCACCATGGGCAAGACAGATCCTGCCGGGAACCCGCTGCCGGACATCTACTGGCACGAGGATGTACAGATCCGAGAAATCGGACTCGGTTACCGAGGTGTGTGCCGCTTCGAAGGATGCGACTGGACCGGGAAGACCCACCTGCACCCGGCGCAGTGCATGGAAGAGGTCGGGGAGCACAGCCTCAAGTACAAGAAGATCTCCGAGCTAACCCCGGCGCAGTGCCAGACGCACATGATGGAGCTCAATGAAATCCCGTGGTCGGTGATCATCGCGGATGAGTGCCACCGTGCTCTCAATCCGAAGTCACAGACCACCAGGTCCCTGTGGGGGATCGCCAAGTACGCGCCGTCCGATCCGCGCCGCTGGGGGCTGACTGGTACTCCGGTGAGCACCGACTATGACCAGGTGTGGCCGATTTTGCACTTCCTGGACAACGATGCCTGGCCGGGCAAGAGCAAGTGGGTGGACTGGCACTGCACCTCCGGTTACAACTGGGCCGGATTCTGGGAGGTCACTGGTCTGCGGCCGGAGCGGGAGAAGGAGTTCCGCGCGACGTTCGATGCGGTGACCCGCCGTGTGCTCAAGGAGCAGGTACTGGACCTTCCGCCGAAGCTGCGATGGGGCTCTTTGGAAGAGCGCCTGACCATGTCCGGAGAGCAGCTACGCGTCTACAAGGACATGAAGGAAGAGATGTTGGCCATGGTGGAGGAGGGTGCGATCACCGCATCCAACGTCTTGGTCCAGGCACGTCGCCTCACCATGCTCGCTAGTGGCACCGGCTACCCCATCGGGGATGACGGCACTATGGGCCTGCGTGCTCCCAGCGTGAAGCTCTCTCACCTGATCTCCATGTGGAACGACGGGGAGTGGAAGGGAGAGCAGGTCGCTCTGTTGTTCTCCTCCCGCAAGGCGCTGCGGATGATGGAGCAGGGCTTGTACGAAGCCGGTGTCCTCCGGCCGGAGACAACTTCGATCATCGCCGGGGATGTTTCGCAGTCCCGCCGGACCGAGGACATCAACGATTTTCAGGCCGGGATTCGCAAGACCGTCCTGCTCACCTACGCCGCTGGCGGCACCGGCATCACGCTGACAGCGGCATCCACGGTGATCGTGGTGGAGAGGGACTGGTCGTCGATCCTGAACCTGCAGGGTGAAGACCGGTTCCACCGCATCGGTTCCGAACGGCACAACGCGATTGTCTACCGGGATCTGGTGGTGGAGAACAGCAATGAGATCGCGCAGCTGGCGAGACTTGATCAGAACGCGGAAACCCTGGAGTCCATCGTCCATGACAAGGACAAGCTCCGGGCTCTGTTCAGTTGATCACGAACGGTATATTCCGACCATGAGCAGACGCAGAGTTCTCGCTGAGCCTGATGCCGCTGTTGTCATCAAGCTCAAGGCCAATCCCTGCCAGTGGTATGCCATCTCAGATTGCGATCTGGATGATCGAAAGAGACGGCATACCCTGGGCCAGGTGGCCTACCGCATCCGCAAGGGAGAGCAGGGGGCTTTCGTTTGTACGAGTGGGGTCTTTGAGGCAACTACCACACCTACCCCGGAGCGCACTGTGGAGCTCCGGGCCAGGTATGTCCCTAACGGATCCGTCGAGAGTTAGTGACCGGCTTCGTCCCGATCTGGGACGGAGCCGGTGTTAGTTTCCGGCCGGATGGATGCCGTGCCATGGAGGCATTGATCTCCCTGGCGTTGAGTTCCGCAAACGTCAGGGAGCTGGTGGGGGACGCGGCGGAGAGCTTGAACGCTCCCGTGACGTACTGCTCCAGTTGGTGATCGCTGAGGAAATCGATCCTGCCTCGTAGCGGTGGGAACTCCTTGAAGTACTGGCGGGTAGCCTGTTCGGCTGATACCCGGGAGTACCCGTAGAGGTCTTGTAGTTGATCAGTGACGTAGCTCGTCAGCTCGGTGTCCATTCCCTTAGTATAGAGCGATCTGTCAACTTCTGCGCGGTCGAGACGCCGTGATCTCTGTGTCCCTCATGCCGGAATCGATGCGTATCGACCTGGGCCCGTTGACCACCCTGATCACGCTGGGAGCTACCGGATAGACCGGTCGATCCTCCAGGTCTCCCGTTGCCGTCAGGGATACGCTCACCAGGTTGCTCGGAGCCGAGGAGAACTGCTCGCTGCCGGTAGCGGTGATCAGCACGCTCACTGTTCGCTGTGCCTGGCCGACCTCCTGCAGGAACCCAGCCCCGGTGCCCTGGACACCAACGGTTCGCGTCGCCGTACCGGAGACTTCCCCGGTTCCTGTGGCTGTGACAGTGGTAGTGCTCTGAGCTTGGCCAGCAGTTGTCAGGAACCCATCGGCGTCAAGTGATACCGCAGCCTCTGCAGACGCCTCTCCGGCGCTGAGACCGGTCGAGGTGATGGTGACCTGCGTCGAGGTGGCTCCGGCTCCGGTAACAGTGCCTGCAGCTGTCCTGGAAACGGTGACAGATGCCGATCCTGTACCTGAGGTGGTGAGAACACCGGTAGCCGACAGCGATACTCCGACGTTGGTTCCGGAGACACCGGAGATACGTCCGGTTGCCATGATCGTGACACCGGTGCTGCGAATGGATGTCCCAGCGGCGGCCCAGAATCCAGTAGCGATACCGGACACCGAGACAGTCCGGTTCGATGTTCCCTGAGCAGCGCCAGTAGCTGTCCTCCCGACGCTGACGCTCTGAGAAGCGGTGCCGCTGACCGTCAGGTAGCCAGCTGCGGTCAAACCGATCGACACGTTCCCGGCGGCTGCAGGGCCAGACACCCCTCCTTGCGCGGTGCCGTTGATGTTCGACGTGCTCGTGCCGGTACCGGAGAGCGTGAGGAACCCGGCGGCAGACAGAGCTGCAGCGATAGCTACCGGCGCATTTCCCCCGGCAAGCAGACTGCCCGCCGCAGACAGGGAGACGGAGGTACTTCTGTTGGCCGTCCCCGAGTACACCAGGGCACCTGCAGCTGTACCTGCCACCGTCACGGTGGATGAAGCTGTGCCGGATACCGTGAGAACCCCAGCTGCGGTGATCCCGACGCCGACAGCACGCGTACCTGCTCCAGACGTCTGCCCAGATGCCGTCGGGGAAACCGTCACGGTGACAGAAGATGACCCGCTGGTGGTCAAAACCCCGGCTGCAGTCCTTCCGACAGAGACAGAGAGGTCTGCAGAACCGGTGACACTCAAGATTCCTGCGGCGGTGATCCCTACAGCTGTCGAGACTGAAGCTCCGGCAGAAGTCGAACCTGCTGCAGTTCCTGCCACCGTGGTGCTGCGGTCTCCGGACCCGAATGTGGTCAAGAACCCCGATGCGGACAGGGACACTGCTGTGCTGGCGGATCCGGTACCGGAGGATGTACGGATACCGGTGGCTGTGCCGGACACGGTGGTGGAGCTGTTGGCACTTCCTGGCAGAGTCAAGAATCCTGTCGCGGTAATCCCGACAGCAGTGGAGGTACTTCCGGAGCCGGTGTATTCCACTCCTCCTAGCGCACCGGTTGCTGTCAAACTGACAGTGGTGGTGCTAGAACCGTTCCCCAGACCGAAGATCGTGATGCTGTACTCATTGGCGATGTAGGAGTGCACCTGCTCGCGCAAGGCGGTGTCATCGCTGGCGTAGACCAGAATTTCCAGGATGGTGCCGGAGTAGAACTCAGCAGCCTGCGAAGAGTTGGCTCCGATGACGCCGGAAAGGCTGGCGGTATCACTGGTGTTGACAGCAGTCTGGTAGTTCGTGTTGGAGGAGAGCTGGGTTCCGTTCCGTAGCAAGTACAGATCTGAGTTCGACCAGATGAAGCGGGCGGCAACGACTTCGAGGGTTCCCGAAGCACTGGCAGCACCACCGGTCAAAGCGACCAGGGAGTTTGCGTCAAGAGTCCGGCCGCCAGTTGCGACGGTCGCCGCTGTTGTCACATACACCCGGCTCTGGGAAGCACTCGTTCCCGATCCGTACGCCAGCGCGGTCTTGGTGCCGGTGATCACGTTCGATTTGTGAACGATGTAGATATTCGCACTAGCACGGTTCCGGAAGACGTCGAGTGCAGTCCCGGACAGGGTCAAACGATCATTGGTGCCGTCGAAGGTGACACCCTTGTGTCCGTTGACGACGTTGGTGGCCAGTGTCGGTTGGTTACCTCCGGTTGCTTGCACGGCATCTGGGAGAGAGTTCCCCGAGGACTCCGGCCATGCAGAAACAGCAGCTCCGTTACTCCCAGAGATACTATCTGCTTTATACCGTAGAATCATTCCCGTTGCTGGCGGACCGGATGCTCCAGCTAATCCACCAGAGGCAGTAAGGGATACGGCGGTGGAGCTAGAACCGGACCCAGTGGAACTCAGAAACCCGGTAGCTGTACCGGAAACAGTAGATGATCTTGTTCCGGATCCGCTGAAGCCGGAGGCGGCGACCTTTACTCCGAAGGTGATCCGCTCCATCAGGGATGGGGTGGCGGTTGATGAGACCGTCCCACCATTCCAACTGGTGAGGACCGAGTCCTCCAGGTAGGCGATACCGAAGGTGTAACCGTCGGTAGTGACCTGCGGAATGCTGTAGTCGATCAGCTCGGTTCCCGCGCTGAAGGTCAATGACCTGGCGGCGCTGGTATCTGGGTATCCCTGTCCCAGTACTGAGAACAGTAGGTTCGTTCCGGTCAAACCCGTCAGGTTCGGACCGGTCGCCCCCGTGTAGCTGTAGGACGTTCCGGACACCGATCCGGAGAAGGTGCTCCCAGCTGGGAACTCGAAGAAGTGGAAGATCACCGGATAGTTGCTGCCGTTGTGTGTAGAGCTGAATGAATCAGCTCCTACTGCAGTTCGGTGCCAGACATACAATCCGGTGTTGTTGATCGCACTGCCGCCACTGGGGAGTGTCCATCCAGAAGGCGTGGTGCTGGTGACCGAACCCTCGGCCACGCACACCAGGAAGTTCCCGGCGGTCGGGGTGAACGCCGCTCCGGCTACTACTGTTGTGGAGCTCGCAGGATTGACCGTATGAGAACTCGTGCCGTTCCGGGGGGTCGCGATGGCGACATGGTTCAGCCATAGAGCCACCGGTCACACCACCCTTCGAGGGTCAGTCGATCCCGGTGGCCTGAGCGAACAGCGCCTGATAGTTCCCGGCAGTAGGGATTGTGCCCTGTCCGGTGATCGCATTCTTGACGGTCACCATCTGGGTCATCACAGACAGGATCGTCGTTGCGTCTGTCTCGGAGTACCCGAGGTCCGCCAAGAACGTCGAGGAGTTGGCGATGGCTGCGGTCACGCCGGACTGCATGGCTTCGACAGAATCACACCAACGCCGCAGATCCACACCCAGTGTGCCCACCCGTGAATCCAGGTTCGCCTTGGTGATCTGGTAACCGATCATGTACTAGGCCTTCCTCTTCTGCTGCCCTTGTCAGGAGTGTAGAGGCGCTACGGGATGATGATCTGCCCTGTTCGGTCCGGAGACAGGTCGGAGCAATCAACCCAGCGGTTCACGTCAGCTCCCGTGGTGGGCCACATGATCGATCCTGTGTTGCTGGCTTGTGCGGCGTCATCGTTGGTCCGGGCCCGGCCGTCCGCGTTGTTCAGCGCGGTGTACCGGCCGGTGAACGTATTGGTGTGTCCACCCATGTCGTTGCGACGGACCTTCGTGTTCGTGATGGTGCCGGTACTTTGAACGTCCACGACGAAGTGCATGTTGCCACCGTCGATGTAGTTGTCATCGACCCAGCAGTCCGACACGCTGACCGATCCCCACCACGGCGCGATGTTGATCACGGCGGTTTCGTCGTCGTCCATCACCATTCGGTTCCTACGGATCCGGGCACGGGCACCGGCATATACCTCGATGACATCCCGATGTCCAGCCGGGTTGGCGGCGTTCGACACATCGTGCAGGTAGGAGTCCTCGATGACCACGTCGTCGGCTTCAAGAGTGACGATGTTTTCAGCACCCCGAGCGTCGACTCGGCGGATGACTGCGTTATTGCCGCCGGGGATGTACAGGCAGATCTGCATCGATGATGACGGCGGGAGGATCGTGGTGTCTTGCACGATGCAGCCGGTGCCGGTGATTGTGATTGCGCGAGCGGTGCTGCCAGAGGTCTCCACCTGGCAGCCGGATAGCGTGATGTTGTTCCCGGCCAGTGTGACCGGACCGGTGAACCGGCGACCGGTGATCGTCTGGCCAGCGGTTGAATAGGTCGTGGAGCCGGTGGTGATCAGGCTCCCGGACGACACTCCGATACCGGCGATTCCGGTGTTGGTGGCGTTGACCTGCCGCCCGTGTGTGATCCCATCACCGGTGTAGTCACCAATATGTCCACCGGTGTTCTTGCCATCTGTGGGCCACCAGTACAAGTCGTTCCACGCTGGGTTCCCGTAGGCAGCACCTGCAGGGACTTTCCAGCGATTACCCGACCAGACCCTGGTCCCGGTGAAGGCTGCCCAGTTGTTTTTGAACGGACCGTAGATCGGCTCGATCTCGGTGGTGAAGGTGTTTCCGGTGAAGGTGACGTTGTTGCTGGGACGATCGTCACCGAGGTTCACGGTGTAGCCGAACCCGCCGAGCAGGTTGTTGGTGATAGTCAGGTCCGACCAGTTCCCCAGCCCTGCCGGTGTCTGGAAGGCGATGGCGTTGGTGTTGCCGCCGGATACGATCGAGTTGTGGTCCACGGTGATGTAGCTGGCCGCGTAGGAGGACAGGATGCCGTCGTGGTGGTAGGTGCTGCCCGCCTGATCGGCGGCGTGATGGAACCATGAGTCCTGAATGATGATCGGATTGGTCTGGGTGGAGCTCGACGGCTCGAACTCGATCGCGTTGCCGAAGCCCCAGAAGTCACAGCGCTTCACGGTGAGCCCGACACCATTGATCATCTTGATGCCCTGCTGATAGGACTGCGCGCGGGTGATGACCGGTGGACTTGCCGTGTCTCCCGGCCGCCATCGGCAGTCCTCGAAGGTGCAGTTGATCCCGTCCAGGCGCATCAGGAAGCCATCGACGTAGGTCTCCTTGAACTCGCACCCCCGGAAGGTGACATTGTTCCCGGTGACCTGCGGTCCGATCCCTGTGAACTGCCGACCGGTGATGACTTGATTACTGCCTGAGATCAGGTAGCTACCAGTCCATAGGGATCGAGATGTGTACCCCGCTGCATCCGGCCCCGTGTTGGTGTCGTCTGGCCACAAGGATTCCGGTAGAGGTGTCACCGATTTCCGTGAAGCCAGGACGGCACCGCTCATCTTTGAGAGCAGGTTCACTACGCAGCAAGAGGAGTGAGGGCCCAGCCCTGAGCGGACAGGGTGTAGACGTTGCCGGAAGCCCAAGCCTGCGTGCTGCCGAGCGCGACCGATCCCAGGAAGTTGCCGCCGGTGGAGGCATCCCAGAAGGACAGGTGGGAGAGGGTCTCGGAGGTACCGCCGTTGGTCCAGCTGGGGGCGGTGCCGGTCATGGCAATCGCACCACCGGCAGGAGCGGCCCAGGTGATCGCAGGCCGGGTGGTACTGCCTGCAGCTGCCGCCGTGGCACCGGCGCTGCCGGGATCTGCGGTGTGCAGTTTGACGTAAACGGCTGTGATGCCGGTGAACGTGGTCCCACGGAGCACATTCAACCAGGGGGTCGCGAGGTTCGCGGACGAAATTCCTACGGTCACTGGGGATCTCCTTCGTCAGTGGCCGGTTCTTCGGCCGGTTCTGGATCCGAAATCAGGTTGCCCTCAGAATCGGTGAGGTAGCCCTCAGCCCACCCAGTCAAGCCCATCTGTCCGAACATGCTCTCATCTTCGCTCATGCTGTACCTCCACGCTTTGCAAGTTCGTACGAGATGTGCGCAGCTCGTTGTGCGTCAAGCCGGTTGTCAGCGGTGGGATCATGCTCCAACCGATCCAACGTGCTATCGAGTTCGGCACGCAGATCCTCATCGGTCATGTCCTCAGGCCGGGTCATACATCACCACCCAATCAACGTCGGTGATGGCCTCTTCATCGCCCGGAGGTTGGCGCCAGTTGACTTCGTGCTGGAACAAGGCGATCGCCATCTCCTGCGACGGCACCCGGTCCGTGGTGTCTTTCCACGCGATCCCGTCGATCAGGAACCGGACACGGCCAGGGGTCCAGATGGTCTCGTAGACATGCCACTGAAATGGCGACATCGGTGGAGTAGGGGCGTACACCCATGATTCATTTTGATTAGCCGCCGGATGATAGGTACCTTTAATTGCCCGGTTAACATCTCCGTCCGGGTGATTAAATTCACCATTTTGTGGCCAGTTATTTGAGTCAATACTCAATGGAACGTGAATGTGATAGAGGTTTTGCGACGTAGTGAAATTATTCGTTAGGGCGAAATCGACGCCTCCGATCTTTGCCGAGCGGACTCGCATCCGGAATGCGTAACGTGCGTAGGCGGGACGCATGTAATCGCCGCTCGGGTGACGTGGCTTCACGACCGCTCCCATCGCGGTCATCACCCCTCCGACAAGCTCGGAGTGCTGCCTGATCTGCATGACACCTGGCGCAGTCCCGTCCGGCGGCGCCATCGCGAACGACAGCACCTTCGACGGGTAGTACTTTCCGTTGATCGCTGGCCAGTTACCGGGGTATCCCGGCTCCCCCTCAGTCTTGGGGTAGACCTTGGTGCCATGGGTGCTGTTCCAGGTGTCCGGGTAGAAGGTGAATTTAGGGCCCAGGGTGGCAGCAGCTGGACCGCTGGCCAGGATCCCAGATCCGTTGGGGGTGATGCTGCCTTCGGCGAACGTGTAGAGAAAGTCGTCGGCGAACACCTGCGTCCAGCCAGGAAGATCCCCGACCGGCATGGTGTGGAGAGCGGAGAGGGAAGTCTTTCGCTTGAGTGCAGCGGAGTGCTTGGTCAGGGTGTTCATACGGTGATATCCCCCTGAATGTGCCAGGTGTCTCCAGCCCCCAGCGCGTCTGCGGCAGAGATCCCGTAGGTGGCCTGCAGATAGGTGTGCACCTGTGCGCGGACAATGGGGTCCACTGAGGAGTACACGAGAACTTCCGCAATCCGGATGAAGGCGAAGTCAGCCGTACCTGTCAGGTTTGCACCGATGGTGCCCGCCAGGGAGATCGTGTTGTCCGTGGACCCAGCGGTCTGGAAAGAGGTGCTACTGCCTGCCAGCGTTCCGTTCTTGTAGATGAACAGGTCATTGTTGGCGTAATCGAATGCTGCGGTGGCGATCTCAGATTGACCGGATGTGGACGCGGTACCAGCAATGAAGACACCCGAGTTGGCGTCCAACCGTCGGCCACCGGCACCGATCGTCCCTGTTCCATCACGGTGGTAGAGGATGGTTCGAGTAGAAGAGGATGAAATGCCGTTGGAGAACGTGATCAGGGTTCGCTGCCCCGTGACCGAGCTGGGGTAGTTGTATGCCACGAAAAAGCTCAGTGCTGACTTGTTCTGGGTGACCGCCAACGCAGACCCTGACATGGCCAGGAAGTCATCGGTACCACTGAAGGACACCGTCTTGTGTCCGTTGATCGAGTTGGTCAACAGGGTTGGCTGGTTGGTAGGGGTGGCCTGGGTTGCTGCTGGATGTCCATTCCCAGAAGATTCCGGCCAGCTGGTCACGGCACTACCGTTGGCGCCGGTCAAGTCATCGGCCTTGTACCGCAGGAGCAAACCGGTGCTCGGCAATGATGCGCCGCCGCCCGGGATCTTGCGGAGCATCGCGCCGGAACCCTTGGCCTTGAGCTTCCACGCTCCGGCCGGGATGAAGGTGACTCCAGCTCCGGGAGAGATAGACACGATGCCGTCTCCGAGGGCTACTGGGGACATCACCGTCCCGTCCTGCCAGGGAACAGAGGTAGTAGGTGGAACGGTGATCGTCAGGTCCGAAGCCGATTCGGCATCGATCACCTTGCCAGCATCGGTCAGCACTGGGGTGTAGTTGGAGACAACCTTGGTCCGTTCCACCGTGGTGAACCTGGTGTCATTGCTGTAGACATACGGGCTCGCCGGGGTCGCCGGGGCGAAGGAACTGCCCACGGCGGAGAGCGGAATGGAGTCCAGGGAGTACCAGATCCCGGTGGCACTGGCGTACCGCAGCTGCACCCCGATGCCGGTGCTGGCCAGCGACATAGATGTGGGTCCAGCTGCAACGTTGAAAACTGCCGAACCGGAACGCACGATCGAGACGCTGTTCGCGCCAGTGACCTGCTTGATCGCGATCTGCGTGCCATCCGGCGGTGCGGCAGGCAATGTGATCGTGATGATGCCGCTGGTGGTATCCACCGGGATGTAGTCCCCGGCGGCGGCGGTGTAGTTCGCGGTCTTGACACTGGTAGCGGTGAGGCCACCGGGGGTGGTCCACCCCAGTGCACCGGACACCATGGACAGCACCTGGCCGTTGGCTCCCACGCCTGCGGAGAGCTTCGCAGCGGTAACACTGCCGTTCGCGGTTCCGGCAGCCGCCGCAGCAGCGGCAGCTTCCGCGATGTCGTGCGCGGTGTCGATGCCATCTTCCATGTACGTCAGCCGGGGAGCCGACAGCGGAGTGGCCGTGGACGGGTAGTTCGCCCATGTCTGCTTGTCGTAAGCCATCAGTGATCCTCAGCTTCCAGAGGGGAACAGGGTGTCAGAGGGGAGTGTGCTGGTAGAAGGAATCGCTTCCTCGACCGGTGATGTGTCTTCGCCAGCCGGGTAGAGAGTGCTGGACGGGAAGGTCCCAGGGGAAGGAATGTAGCTCGGTGCGGTGGGAGCTGGTTCTCCACCGGCAGCCCAAGCTGCGATCCAGTCGATCTGCACGTGCGCATCGGTTGTGCTGTTCCCTGCTGGTCGAATCGAGAAAATCATGGGCGTAGCTGGCACGTTGACTGTAGCGCTGTAGACCAGGACGTCGTCCAAGTAGCACTTCAGCGAGTTGATGTTCCATTCGATCACCGCGATGTGCCAAGTTGTCCACACCTCGTTAGTGGCGAAACTGGACGGAACGGTTCCGGACTCCGCTGGGGAGAACGTCGTCAGCACCACACCGTTGAGTGCACCGGCTGGGAAGTCGATCTGCCCGTTTCTCGGGACACCATCTGCCGGGGTCAATCCGATCGCCGTCGACCAGCCTCCTGCGGTGCTGATCGCCCGGAACCGGACGGCGAACCGTCCGTAGGTCTGGGTGGTCATGGACGGAATGACACCGGAGAACACCGGCTGTCCGGAGATCTGCCGCAGCCAGATATCCAGGTACCCGTCATAGGTCACCGACAATGACTGTGGCGCAGCTGATGTCGTCTTCAGGACCGTGGAGTACGGCAAGTACCCTGCTGATCCACCCTGCAAGGTGGTCAGATTTCCACTTGCGTCCGGGACGAATCCTCCGATGTCGACCGGTGAGGTGAAGTCTGCAACGTAGGTCTGGTCTCCCCACCCCGGCCACGGCCCGACCGGTGCGCTGTTCAATGCGCTGCGGCCTCGCTTGTACAGCGGCAGCAGTTCCCGAGCAGGATCCGGTCCACATATCCACATGGTGTGTGGATAGATCTGCACGATGACGTCGGCTGTTCCACCGCCGGTGACGGTCACACGGAACGTCAGGGCTGTCGCAGTTGAGGAATTGATCGCCGGGGCAACAAACTGGCGTGTTGCTCCACTTCCCAGTAGGAGAACGGTAGGGCTACCTCCCACCTGAATGATAGAGGTGATGGTTCCTACTGAAGCGCTGGCACTCAGCACCACGATGTCCCCAGGATCGGCGTGATCCGGACCGGTGATCGCAGCTGTTGCCGTGGTGGTGTTGATGGAGACCACCTCATGCACGCGGGCGGAAGTGCCAGATACCGAAAGGTTAACCGAGGACACTTCAAGCACACGAGCGATCCCGGCTGTACCCACGTTATTCGTGGTGACGTCGATCAGTCGTGCCTTGAGAGTGTTGATCGAGTATGACTCGACTCCGAATACCCGGCCAGATGTCATCAGATGGAGTCCGAGATCCGCCAGACAAGTTCACGGCGGTCCACGGTGGACAGCTGCGCCAGTCCAGTACCGTCCACGATGACGTCCGGCGCTGCGATCGTCGTGCTCAGTACAAAACTGGTGGTGTAGACCGGGGTGGTCAGATTGGATGTCTTGTACAGGGACACCGTCCTGGTGGTGGCATCAGCTCCGACCTTGACTCCACGCGGATTGAACTTGATCCCGGATGAGCCGTAAGGGCCCATTCGGTATTCAACGTAGCTGGTGCCGTTGGGTGATTGTGGAGATTCCGCGTAGGTGGTGTCGAGACCATCGGTGGCGGCTGCCGCCAGGGATACGGCACCGCCGACGTTGACGTAGCCAACAGAGTTGACGCTGCGCAGCGGCACGGCCTGGCCAACGACCGGAGACACGTAGACCACCTGGGAGCCGGTGCCGGTCTGCCCGGTGGAAGAGCCGGTTGCGGTCGCGGTCCAGGTGTACCAGCCGGGGACCGATGGGGTGAACGTCTGTGTGAGTGATGCAGAGGAGCTGTTCAGTCCAGTCGCGGTACCGGTCAGCGCCGGAGCGGAAGCCCCGGCCGGAATAGAGGTGAACGATCCGGTGAACGCACTGATCAAGTCTCCAGCGACAGAAGCGTTGGCGTGCACAGTGATCGAGGCGCTGGCTACACGATCGATCGCGGCATCCGGGGAGATGGTGGGTGCAGAAACGGCGACATCGTTGCGTCCGGCAAAGCCTCCTTGGCCGATCTCCTCATCGTCCCAGTGCAGGGCCCCCATGCCGGAGTTCGCAGTGGAGACACCACGCCGATCGGAGCGGAAAGAGTACCCAGTCAGCATGTTCATGGTGACCGTGGCGGCGACCGTGGTGCTGCCCTTGGCGTAGGCGTTGATCGTGAACACACCAGTGGTCTCGACGTACCGCCACAGGAACGTGTACCAGGTGCTAGCGCTCAGCGTGCCGGTGGAATCCACGACCTGGTTGGCGTTGTTGGTTTCAACGATCTGCAACTTGCCGGTGCTGGTGATACCCATCGAAGCCAAAATGGTTCCTGCACCATTCGCACCGTTGAACCAGCGATGCACCACCGTCGAAGGAATCGCAGAGGCGGCGTCCCACTTCTTAGCAAACCGGCCGCCAGGGTCGGTGATCCCAACGCCCCAGTCCCACCAGGTGTTGTTCTGTGCGGTGAACGGTGACCCTTGAGTGGCCTTGTAGGACACGGTCCCCAGGTAGACGTCAGTGGTGTCGAACGTGGTGGTGTTCCCGGTACCGGGGGTGACGGAAGAGTAGGCCAGGCCGGACGCGCCACCGGAGTTGCCGGTAGAGACTGCGGTGCCGTTGGTGCCACCTTCGGCGTTGTTCGTCGCCAGTACTGAGTAGACCATCTGCGCCGTCCTTATCCTGCGTCTGTGCGTATGCCGCCGGACCCGCCGGAGGGGTTGGAGGTGTCATAGGTGAGATACGCACCGGTATCGTCCCAGACGTTGGTGTACAGCCCGGTGATGCCCGGCAGCGAAGAGACGTTGGCGCGGATTTGGTACTGGCTGCCATTGACCGTGAAGTTCTTACCGGAGCGGTCCACCCTGTTGGAACGGATGATGTTCGGGCCCGGGACTCTGACCACGATCTGACCGCCGGATCCGTGGAACCAGTTGTACTCGATGGTGTTCCCGGTGACCGCGCTGACCAGTGACTGCAGGTAGACACCCTGTCCGTACCCGCGCTTGGTGGTGGCGGTGGCATCCACACCAGCGGCGGATGAACTGACGAAGGCGTTGGCTCCGTTGTAGGCGGCGGTTCCCACCGGGAAGGCTGACGCCGGAGCGGCGAAGTGATCGATCCGGTTGCCACCGATCAGGGAGCGCTTGCCACCATGGAACTGGACGAAGTCGTTGTGGCTGACGTTGTCGGAGTGCGTGGGGTCCGGGGTGAAGAAGGAGAAGTCGTGCCACCAATTGCCCAGGACCGTCATGTCTCCGTCGTTGGTGTACGGCTCACCGGTCGCTGGGTTGGTGCCGCCGCCGGTGTTGTAGATACCGAAGCCATCCACGCAGTGGTAGATGTTGCACCGCACGAAGGTGGCGTGATGACCGATCGAGGCGTTGATGTACAGGTTCGGGACCTGCTGGTGGATGGTGCAGTCCGCGACCAACAATCCTGACTGGGTGACGAACCGGTGATCGATCAGCGCACTCTCGGCACCGGTCCAGGTGGGTGCGCCGACGATCTCACAGCGGGAGATCGTGACGTTCTTGGCTCGGATGACCAGGTGCACCGGGATGAACTTGGAATCGATGACGGTGCCGTCGGTGGTGATCGTGGTAGGTCCGGTGTAGGTGGTCAGCGCGGTTCCGGTGGGGACTCCGGTGGTGGACGGTCCGGGCTGGTAGGAGTACACCGCTCCGTAAGGCCAGTTCAGTGGACTGTAGCCGTCACCTGGATCCGGTGGAGCTGTTCCTACTTGGACGGAGCTCACGCCAAGTATCCGACCCTGAGCGGAGATGATCCCGGTTCCCCTGGAGGGCCTTCCTCTGGACCGGCTGATGCGGTCCGCTCCCAGTTGCCATACCTGAAGGACGCTCACAGGGCCGTGGCCAGCCAGACATCACCGGGAGCCATGGCGGCGGTTCCTCCGGCGGTGCTTCCGGAACGGGATGGCTCGACAGAGCAGAAGAACTCCACTGATCCGTTGAAGGCCGGACGGACAGGGACAGTCGCTCCGCCATTGCCGATCCGGATAACTGCATATGGGCTCATGTTCGCCAGTGGCAGCTGAGAGTTGGAGTCCAGGACCGCGACGTTGGGCTTGTTCTGAACCGCTGTCCAGGTGGGCGCAACGGATGCGAGTTCGTTGCCAGCTGCGTCGATGACGTTGCCGCTCGCGTTGAGGCCAGCAACTCCGTTAGCGGCGCTGCGAGCTGAGGACAGTATTCGCAGGTTGATCGCTGTGGTCAGAGTGGTGACGGAGGTGTCCACCTGACCCTTCTGGATCAGGTCGGTTGCTCCCACGGCGGGAGGACCCTGAGGAGGTGTGATGAAGGTCTTGATCCCGTTGATCGACTCATCACCGGTGCGGTGGACGACGTTGGAGTCCACCGCACGAGTGCCCACCATGGAGGCGACAGCCGCAGCGTCCGCAGCTGTCCCGGCGACGGTGCCGAGTACTAGGTTGGAGGTGCCGTTTCCGGTGCCAGCCCCGATCCGGGAGCGCATCGCAGTAGCGGTGGTGTCCTTGTTGAAGGCCCTGGCAAGGGTGGACATGCCTTCGATCGTGTCCACGCTGGCGTTGCCACCCCCGCCGCCGCCGCTTCCTCCGGGGAGCACCTTGACGCCGAAGGCGTCGTTGACGTCCCCGTCGGCATCCAGCGGCGCGACACCACCGGCCTGTCCCCGGTTGATGGAAGCGACCGCAGCTTGCGCCGCTGCAGCAGAAGCGGCGGCGTTCGCGGCGGCGATCTCTGCGCTGGTCGGAGTGTTCCCGGTGGACACCCGCTGCGGGGTGATGATGGCCATGTCAACGACAGCCCCGCTAGGGGCTGGCGTCCGAAACGGGCGGAAGTTGGTGGCACCGGGGCCTTGGAACGTGACCAGATACTTCCACCCAGTGGGAGTGATGTCCGGATCATCGGAGGCGATGAGCTGACAGTTGCGGGTGTTCCCGGCGTATGGATCGGAGATGTACCCTTCCGAGTCCGTGACGAACGTACGCGGAGCTGTGGCTATGACGATGGGGCTCGGGGTGGCAGCGGTGTTGGTGACGAACGGGTAGGCGGGGGTGAAGGTCACCCGCATCCCGACGTATGGCGTGAACTGGGGACTCGACTGTCCCTCCACGGTGGCGGAGGTGCCATACCGGCCGCGCACCGTGCACAGTGCCATGTTGGACGGCAGTGGTGAACTCATTGAATCTCCTGCCCATTAGCACAGTGGCTTACAGCTAGTCACCATACGTGGGCAGGATCAGTCAGAACACCTGAGCGCTTGTGGAGATTCGATACGTTTTCGTGACACGCCCAGCGATTCCTGGTGGCCCCTCGTGCTCGGTGATGCCACTGTCCGGATCGGAGCACAGCAGTGGCAGCGTCCCCTTGAGCAAGGTGGAGACCTGTCCGCGCTTCTCCCGAGGGAGGCGAGAGCGCACCCGTTCGGTGAGTTCGGAGAGTTTGATCCCCGGATTGGAGAGCCGTTTGTCTTCTGACGCAAGGGTTTTCAGAAGGTCACGGATCATTGAGGGTGCCGTTAGATCCCGCTGCTGTGGATTCAATTGCAGCGCCGACATCGCCAGGAGGTCTTCAGCTCGTTCGTTCGCCCGGCGGGTCAATGCGTTGGCCGAGTAGCACCAGCGCCACGGCAAGATACGGCAGGCTGCGTCTTCGATGATCTCAGCTGTGACCTTGAACGGGGCGTCCGAGTTCCGACCGGCGGCCAACGTCACGATCAGTGCTTCCCGTAGTACGTGCTGGGTGATGCGGGCGGCCATCGGCATCCACAGATTCTGCAGGTCTTGATCCTTCTGGTCCTGCACGTGCTGCTGGATGTCTGCCATCATTCGCTGCAGCCTGCGGTAGGCAAGTCGCCCATCGGCGTCGAGCAGGATCGTTGTGCGCTGCGGCTCCGGGACTTCCGGCACCATCATCTCGGTGCCGTACTTGGTGGCCGTGATGTGCCAGGCTCGGTGCACCGCCTTGTCGATTCGATACTGGTTGGTGTCGGTGGCAATGTCCCGTAGGGCCAGCTCGAAGTCGATCGCTGCACTGCCGAGGTCAGTGGTGTTCCCGTCTGCGTCCCGGTAACCGTCGGGGTCTGCGTGGTCGTTGTCGAAGTCGTTGTCGTCGGAGTAGAGGTTGGCGATCTTGGAGTAGTCCTCGATCTGATCTGTCTCCACCACCCACATGCGCGCGAACATGCCCTTGGCCACGAAGGTGTCCCCGCTGCCTCCCATGCCCCTGGCGTTACCGGAGGTGACTTCTGCGAACACCTCGGTCTGGAAGAGCACGCACAGCGGGATGGATGCCTTGTCGATCTGCAGGTCTGAGTTCGATACCCGAGCGGTGTCGATCTTCCCCTGATCCCAGGCGTTCAGCAGGATCGAGTAGTTCGCGCTGCCGTCCGCTGTGTAGGCACTGGCCGACTTGAAGATGTCCGCCTCACCGGCGATCACCCCGACGTGCCCACCGTTGTTCACCGCCCAGTTCCGCAGGGCTTCCTGCGTGGGGTCGCCCACCATGGTCTTCGGACAGAGACCGGCGTCGAACACCTCCTGGAACTGCTTCGGATCAGCGGCCAGGGTCTCATCTTCACGGTCGCGTTCGTACTGCACGATCGCGTCGTTGCGCATCCCGGGAAGACGCCTGCGCCGGTCGGAGAGAGCAGCGGCGAGCACCCTGTCCAGGATCTTCGTGCCCGCCTTGAGGCTGGTCGACTTACCTGATCCAGACGGCGCCACCCCGAGCACCATCTGAATCGCCGGTACCTCAAGCCACTCGCCCCCAGGAAGTGGTGTCGAGAGCACGTATCCACCTTGAGCTGCGATGGACGTGGCCACGCCGAGGATGGAGTAGATCATCGCCAGGTCGGCTTGCTCATGCACCTTGCAGTACTCGCGGGCGAACCGCTCCAGGCCCAGGTGAGAGGACACACCTTCCGGGAGGGTCTTCGCCAGCAGCATGGCCTCGCCGCCGTCGATCAAATCCTTGATCGTTTCAGCTGCTGCCGCCCACCTCGGAGGCAATGGATCAGGTGTTCCCATGACGGTCCCGCAGTCCTGATGTCAGACCGCTCTGCACGGTGGCGCGGGCTCCGGGAGTATTGCTGATGGCGGCAGCCTGCAACAGGCGCTGCTCCACCTTCTCCATCGGATGCCCGGCCCGGATCGCGTCCGCCCCACTGAAATATGCCGTCCGGTTCAGGCTGTTGTTTCTGCCTGACTCCGGCCCCATCTTCTCGATCATCAACGCCCATCTCTCAAGCTCACGCCAAGAGAGTGCAAGATCGGCTTCGCTGCCATCGAACACGAGCGGTGACCTGGTAACAGCGTCCGCCCCGGCGCGAGCGATCCTCCCCCTCAACTCGTCGTCCATCGGAATGTTCCACGGTGCCAGAGATCCGTCCGTCACGATGCGCCAGGACGGCATCCCTCGTCCGGCGAACTGTAGCGCTGCTACGAACTCCGAGCGCGCTACCCAGCGCCGATCCCGAGCACCATCGCCCGGCCATACCACGTACCTGCGCTCCCCGGTACGGACGTCCAGCAAGATCCCCCGACGTGCGATCTTGCCGCTGTCCGTGCCGTCCCAGGTGTCCACTGCCAGCCAGGTCTTCATCGCCTTGTTCAGGGCTACCTGTGTCCATTCCGGGCAGTGCAGAAACACATGCCAGCCGCGAGGAGTGCGGGCGATCCCCATCACCCGATCCATCGGGACGTGCCTGCGGATGCGGTAGAAGGACTGCAGAGCCTGCGGTGAATCGATGTCGATCAGGATGACATCGTTCAGGCACATCCCCAGGCGGCGACTGCCGGAGGGAGCGCCGAACTCAGACAGCAATTCTGAATAGGGGACAGCGTCCTTTGCACCGTGCGGGAACTGCGGATGCGGATGCTTGCCCGGAGCTGATCCACAGTCGGTCGCGCCACCGAAGGAAACCCCCGGCTGCTCTTCGCGATGGTAGGAACCACGTGGGCACAGGCAGTGACCGAGAGGGTCAGTTCCCCAGCAATACAGCCACTTGGTGTGAGCAAGCCGCTCATCGTCGGGGTTGACATTTATTGCTTTTGCGGGGGTAGTCAAGGAAGATGGCATAGAAGGACATGGCCTTTCACTCCGGCGGTGATGGTCAGAGCCCCGACTCGTGTGGCAGCGGGTCGGGGCTCTTTCGCGTTGCGTTACTGCTTGGGAGGTTCTCCCACCGGAGCCGGAGCGTTCTTCCGACTGCCGGAAGGCCCGGGAGCTACCGGAGCCTCAGCACTCTTTCGTGATTCCTTGAGCTCGGCTGACAGTGAGTTCAAGGTCTCTGCGTTGTCTGCCATTACTTGGTCACCGTGACCAGGAACGTGACGTTGTTGGTCCCGGAAGCCGGGGCTGTGGTGAAGGTGACCACCACGTTGGTGGTGGTGATCGAGGAGATCCAGTGCGCGGCGGCCGAGACCGCGTTGCGTGGCTCCAGGGCTACACCCGCCGGTGCGATGGCGGTGCCGTCCTTGTCGGTCATGCCGTGAGCGATGTTGAAGGCAACAGCCGTTCCATCACCGTTGGCGGTGTATCCGAAAGCCCGACGACCGACCGGAGCAGCCGGTGCTGGAGACCGACCCTTCCAGGCGGTTCCGATGCTGGCAAGGGTGGAAGCGTTGGCACCTGCGGTTCCGACTGGCATCTGATTGTCCTCTCAGGGGGTCCTTAGCCCCTGACGGTATCGCGCCGAAGTACCTTCCTGCCATCTTCGGTCAAGGAGTACACCCGAAGGATTCCTTTGGTTGTCGTGACATCAGATCGACTGATCAACCCCCGGTCGTGAAGGGAGCGGAACCTACGCTGCGTCATCCTCTCCGACCAGCCGATCTTCTCCATCACCTTGGCAGTGGTGGTGAGTCCCGAATCGATGCAGCGAAGGGTCTCCCGCAGATCCTGATCGACATCCGGATACCTGGACAGGATCATGACGACGCCAGCTTGGAGTAGGGAACCCGGCCGCCCCGGTAGGCGTGCCGCTTGGTGCCGGTGATGTGGTTGCCGGGACCGGGGCGGTTGCGCAGGTAGTCACGCACCGGAGCGGGGTGCCAGACCGGGCGGCCAGCCAGGTACTCATCAGGTTGCGGAGCAGGGTTGGTGCTCTGCAGGCCCTTGTCGGCTCTCTTCTTTGCGAGACGGAAGTAGAAGTCGAAGGTGTTCGGGGCAACCGGCGGGGAGTGCATCGCAGCGATCTGCTTGATCACCAGCAGTTCATCACTCTGGATCCGGACCGATGCCTTCTCGTTCGCGGTGCTCTCCTTGATCAGCTTCCCGAAGTCTTCCGGGCGGTAGAGGTTGGTCCCTTCCTCCGGCTCCGGCATCCACTCGAATTCCTGATCTGCGAACGACACGGGGTCATACCCGAGCAGGATGGCTACCTGTCGGGTGCTGAGGAGCTCGTGTTCGGTCCAGTTGTATGTGTGCTTCTTCATGGGTTCCTCTCTAGGCAGCTGCGTCCTTCAACGCAGCTGCTCGTGCCTGACCTCGAACCCGTTGACGACGGGTTCCCTGAGCGTGTGTCCCGGCGCCGGACTTGCGCTGGCGGACGGGGCCCTTGCGGGCGGGGGCGATGATGTTCTTCGGCAGTGCCATGGGTCTCTCCCTTGCTCGGTGTGTACCTTAGTCTACCTCCTGCACCTGTACAGTGTCAAGACGTAACTGACACACTCTGCACTCCCACCCGTGTGGCGCGAGGTAGGCGGGCCAACCGCAGTGATCAGGTTGATCAGCTCGAAGCTCAGGAGGGTAGGACACAGGTTTGTGCATC